ATGCTGCCGAAAGGCCTCGCGGCGCACTCTCGGCCCGAAACGAACGAAACCCTCGGGATCACCTTGCGCACCCTGTCCACATTCGCCTTCGCGCTGATGGGAGTCTGCGTGAAGGCCCTTGGGGACACGGTTCCATAGGGGCAGGTCGTATTCTTCCGCTGGCCGTGGCCCTGCTGCCGCTGGTGCTGCTCCTGTGGTGGCGCGCGACGGTCGCGGGCCCTGGCATTATGACGACGCGAAGGCGGTGATCGAGGAGAGCTTCTCCCGGCGCCAGCGCATCCACATCGACGAGAACCATTCGACGGACACGGCAGCCAAGCTCGGCCTGTCGGCGCCGGCGCGCGGCTTCATCACCGAGATGGAGGAGCGCGCGGATGGCATCTGGGGGCGCGTCGACTGGAACGAGAGCGGCCGGGCGCTGCTCTCGGATCGCGCCTACTGGGGGCTCTCTCCCGTCCTGTCCTACGACAAGACCACCGGCCGGGTGACTGCCATCGCCCGCGCCGCCCTCACCAATGATCCCGCCCTGCGCGAGCTGCTCGCGCTCAACAGCACGGAGTATGGCGACATGTTTTCCGCGAAGCTGGCCAAGTTGCTTGGCCTGTCCGAGGATGCCTCGGAAGACGATATCACGGCCGCCCTGGCCACGCGCCTCGACGCGGGCGGAGAGGGCGACGAGACCCTCAGCACCGCGCTCGGCCAGATCGGCACGGCGATGGGGCTCGAGGGCGAGGTCAGCCTGACCACCGTCGTCGCGGCCGCCCGCGGCTTTGCCAGCGCCGGTGGCGAGCAGGCCGAGGCCATCGCCGCGCTGCAGACCGAGGTGTCCACCCTCAAGGAGGGCGGCAAGCGCAAGGCGGCGGAAGACTTCGTCGATGGCGCGATCCGCGACCGGCGCGCCGGCGTGAAGGCCGCGCGCGAGGAGTATGTCGCCCTGCACATGGAGGATCCCGCCCGCGCGGCGAAGATGATCCAGGCGCTGCCCCGGCTCGACCAGACCAACACCTCGCTGGAACCGCCCGCCCCGAAGGAGGGGGAGGCCGCGCTCAGCACCGATCAATCCGCCATCGCGAAGATGCTGGGCATCGACCCGGCGGCGATGGCCAGGAACCTCGGGGAGGCACTCTGATGGCCGCGCTCACACAGGACCGCAACACGCCCCGCTCGGAAGGGGATATCCGCCGCGGCGCGGTGGCCGCGGCGACGCTGATCTATGCCGGCGCCATGGTGATGCGCAACGGCAGCGGCCACCTGGTCGAGGGCCAGACCGCCACCGGCCTCGTCGGTGCGGGCGTCGCCATGGAGCGGGTCGACAACAGCGCTGGTGTGGCCGGCGAGTTGGCCTGCGACTACCGCCCCGGCACCTTCCGCTTCGGCAACGCGGCGGGGGCCGACGAGATCACCATCGCCGACATCGGCGCGGTGGCCTTCGCGGTCGATGACCAGACCGTCGCCAAGACCGACGGCACCGCCACCCGCTCGCCTGCCGGGATCATCGACGCCGTGGACGACCGCGGCGTCTGGGTCCGGTTCGACGAAGCCCTGACCAACGCATCCTGACGGAGACCCTGACATGCTGGTGAATGCCGCAAACCTGAACGCGCTCCGCGCGGGCTTCGCAACGAACTTCCAGAACGGGCTCGGCCAGGCGCCGTCGCAGTGGTCGCAGGTCGCGACCGAGGTGACCTCGACCCAGAAGGAGCTGAAGTACGGCTGGCTGGGCAAGATGCCCAACGTGCGCGAATGGATCGGCCCGCGGGCGGTCCAGATCCTGATGCAGCACGACTACGCCATCAAGGAGAAGCCCTGGGAACTGACCATCGGTGTCGACCGCGACGACATCGAGACCGACAACCTCGGGATCTACGGCCCGATGTTCACCGAGATGGGCATGTCGACCGGCTCGAAGAAGGACGCGCTGGTGTTCGGCGACACCCTCAAGGCCGGGTTCTCGACCGAGTGCTACGACGGCCAGAACTTCTTCGACACCGACCATCCCGTGCTCGACGAGAATGGCGCGCTGACCACGGTCGCCAACACCGACGGCGGGGCCGGGACGCCCTGGTTCCTGCTCGACACGTCGCGGGCGCTGAAGCCGGTGATCCTGCAGCGGCGGAAGGACTTCGAGTTCGTCTCGATGACGGATCTGACGAGCCAGAACGTCTTCATGAACAAGGAGTTCATCTACGGCGCCGACGCCCGGTTCAACTCGGGCTTCGGGTTCTGGCAGATGGCCTGGGGGTCGAAGCAGACGCTGAACGCGGCCAACTACGCCACCGCCCGCGCGGCGCTCTCCGGCATGAAGGGCGATTACGGCCGCCCGCTGGGGCTCATGCCCAACCTGCTCGTGGTGCCGCCCTCGCTCGAGAGCGCCGGCCGCAAGCTGCTCAACTCCGAACTCGGCACGGGCGGCGAGACCAACGAGTGGAAAGGCACGGCCCAGCTGCTCATCGTGCCCTGGCTCGCCTGAGGTCCGGGGTCATGACCGGGAAGAGCACATACCGGATCGCGCTGGAGGCGCGCGCCGCCGCCGCCAGGGTCTCCTTCGCGCCCAACATCGGCGATGCCAGGCTCGCCGAGCGGGTCGCGGAAGCCGAAGGCGCCACCGCGGCGCCCGGACCCCCGGAGCCCGCCCCGGCCGATACGGCCGCGGCAGGGACCCCGGCTGCGGCGGAGGGTCTGGACGGGACCTCCGCCGCCACGGGCCAGCCGCTCGTCGTGGTGGTCACGGGCCCCCGCAAAGGCCGCTGGCGGGCAGGGCGCCACTTCACCGCCGAGCCGGTGACGATCCCCGCCGGGGACCTCTCGGAGGACGAGATCGCCGCGCTCCAGGGTGACCCGCGGCTCAGCGTCGAGACCCGCGAGACCGACTGATCAACCGCGCCGCCCGCTGACTGCCCGCGGGCGTTGCCTCACCTCCCGGCGGCCCTTGTGCCGCCGGGCCTTTCCCGGAGAGACACGTGGCCTACAGCACCCAAGCCGACCTGGTCGAGCGCTACGGCGCGCAGCTGCTCGTCGACCTGACCGACCGCGGCGAGACCGCGACCGGCGCGATCGACGGCGGTGTGGTCGACCGGGCGATCGCCGAGGCCGACGCGCTGATCGACGGCTATTGCGCCGGGCGCTACGTGCTGCCCTTCGCCTCGGTGCCGGTGCAGATCGGGCCGATCTCGCGCCAGATCGCGATCTACACGCTGCACGTCTACAAGCCCGACGAGAAGATCGAGGCCGACTACAAGGCCGCGATCCGCCAGCTCGAGCAGATCGCCAGCGGCACGCTCAGGCTCAACGCCGAGGGCGTCGCCTCCACCACCACCGGCTCGGGGGGCGTGCGGGTCAACGACCGCGCGCGGCCGATGACCGAGCAGACCCTGAAGGGCTGGATCTGATGCTCGGGCTGCTCATCGCCCGCCTCGAGGCGCTGGTGCCGGATCTCGTGCACCGCATCGATGGTGCTGCCGCGTTCACCCGTCTGATGGAGAGCAAGACGCTGCCCTCGGGCGGGGTGCGCGCCTACGTGCTGCCGACCGGGATCCGGGGCGGGCAGGGCGATGCCCTCGCTGGCGCCTTCACCCAGCCGATCGTGCGCACCATCGCCGTGGTGCTGCTGACCCGCTCCGTCGATGCGGCGGGCGAGCGTGCGCTCGGCCGGCTCGAGACCTTCGTCGACGAGATCGTCACGGCGCTCGCCGGATGGGCGCCGGCGGACGAGGTCGGTGTCTTCGAGCTGCGCCAGGCCTCCATCATCCCGACCGATCACGGCCTGCTCGGCTACCAGATCGAGTTCTCCATCACCGACCAGCTGAGGATCACGTCATGACCAGGCGACCACTCCCCTCCGGCGGCGGCAGCTACGCCCGCGATGACAAGGGCAAGCTGAAGCTCGCCGCCCGGACCCAGCCCGCGGCCCCGGCCGCCGCCACCGCCACGCCCGCCAGGCCCGCCGCGAGCACGGCGAAGGCTGACCAGAAGGAGGCCTCCGAATGACGCTCTACTTCCGCAAGAAGGTGCTGCTCGCCAAGGTCGAGAGCGTCTACGGCACCGATGCCACGCCCTCGGGCGCTGCCAACGCGATCCTCGCCAGCGAGATCAGCATCCGGCCGATGGAGGGCTCGGATCTCGATCGCGGTCACGACACGCCCTATCTCGGCGCCAACGCCACCATCCCCGTGGATGTGCACGCGGTGATCAGCTTCCGCGTCGAGCTGGCGGGCTCCGGCACCGCCGGCACCGCGCCGGCCTGGGGCCCGGTGCTGCGCGCCTGCGGCGTGGCCGAGACCGTCACGGCGCTGACCGACGTGGTCTACAACCCGATCTCGGGCAGCTTCGAGAGCGCCACGATCTACCTCAACATCGACGGCACGCTCTACGCGCTCCTGGGCGCGCGCGGCGACTGCAAGCTCACGGTCAACGCCTCGGGCATCCCGCAGCTGGAGTTCACCATGACGGGCCTCTGGGTGAAGCCGGTGGCCAGCGCGCTGCCGAGCCCGGACTACTCGGCCTTCCTCAAGCCGCTGGCCGGCACCAAGGCCAACACGCCCACCTTCACCATCGACGGCGATCCTTACGTGCTGCGCAACTTCCAGCTGGGCTTCGGCAACGATGTTCAGGGCCGCTTCCTGATCGGCGAGGAGGAGATCGTCATCGTCGATCGCTCCGACATGATCGAGATGCAGATCAAGGCGGTGCCGCTGGCCACGCTCGACCCGTTCGCGCTCGCCCGCGACCAGACCGCGGTGCCGGTGCAGCTCGTGCACGGCACCAGTGCCGGCAACATCGCCACGCTCGACGTGCCCGACGCGCTGATGCAGCGCCCGACGGGCATCACCGAGGCGCAGGGGATCAAGGAATGGCCGCTGCGCATGGTGCCGCTGCCCGGGGCCGGCAACGACCAGTGGACCCTGACCCTCACCTGACGACAAAGGACCGATCCCATGGCCTTCCGCCTCTCGAAGACCCGCACCTTCACCGCAACCGTCCACGTGGGCGAGGAGAGCTTCGTCGCCACCTTCCGCGCGCTGCCCGACGCGCAGCTCTCGGAGTTCGACGCGCCGGGCGCGGAGACCCAGAAGAGCTTCCTGCGCCGGGTCATCGCCGGGCTCGACGGGCTGCTCGACGACCAGGACCTGCCGCTCGGCTTCAGCCGCGAGCTGCTCGAGGACCTGCTCGATTATTCCGACCTGCGGGTGGCGATTCTGGGCGCGTATCACACCGGCTTTTACCGGGCCAAGGCGGGAAACTGACCTGGGCCGGACGCGCCTGGGTGTCCGGCGGGCTCTTCGACAACGGCCAGGAAGACGAGCTGGAGCGCGACGCCCGGTTCTGGGGAATCCCGCTGGAGCTGCTGCGGGACCCCGGTGAGGACCAGGAGGGGATCTGGGAGGAGCATCTCGAGGCGCTCGAATGCTTCCTCGCGGTCCAGACCCAGTGGCGCGTTGCAGTCGGTATGCGCGGCGCGGTCTACCAGGGGCTCGACTACGGCGCCTGCGAGAGCGGTCTCCGCCTCGCGGGCCACGATCCGGACCCCGCTCTCTGGGCGGAGGTCCGGCTGATCGAAGACGGGGCGAAACAGGTGTTGAACGAGCGTTGACATGGCATTCCGTGTGGCTGGATATCTCTCGATGCGGGGCGGCAAGGAAGCCGCCGCCGACGTGCGGGCGCTGAAGACGGCGACCGACGAGCTCAATGCCGCGACCACCGGTGCGACCACGTCGACGGGCGCGGAAGAGGCGGCGCTGTCGGGGGCCGGCGCCGAGGCCCGCCGCACCACCACGATCCTCGACCGGCTGGGTGCCACCTATGACAGCGTGAAGTCCCGCGCGGGCGCGGCCTTCGACCGGCTGCGGGGCGGCGCCAAGGGGGCGGGCGACAGCGCCCGGATCGCCGCGGGGCAGGTGGGCAACCTCTCGGCGCAGTTCTTCGACATCGGCGTGATGATGCAGGCGGGGCAGAACCCGCTGCAGCTGGCGCTCCAGCAGGGCTCGCAGATCGCCCAGGTGATCGGGCCGATGGGCGCGGCCGGGGCGGTGCGGGCGCTGGGAACGGCGTTCATGAGCCTCCTGAGCCCGGTCAACCTGATCACCATCGGGGCGATTGCCGCGGGCGCCGCGATGATGAGCTGGCTCACCCGCAGCAAGGACGAGGCGGAGACGCTCGAGGACGTGCTCGAGCGGATCAACAGCCGCCTGGATGAGTTTGGAGATCTCGCGAGCCGCGGCACTGATGACCTGATCGAGCGCTTCGGCAGCGGCGGGCGGGAGATCCAGGCGCTGCAACGCGACCTCCAGAGCCTCGCGCTTGAAGAGCTCCTGCTCGATGCCGCGAAGGCCGGAGACGAGCTTACAAACAGCCTGTCCGCCAAGGGCATCCAGGATCTCTTCGACGAGCGCACGAGAAGGATCTCGAAGACCGGCCGCGGTGCGAACTACGCCAGCTATGAAGCCATGATCGGTGACATCGGCAATGCCGGCGCCGTGGACAGCCAGATTGCGGCGATCACCGACCTTCTGGAGACGTTGAAGGATGCGACGGGCGGCATTCAGGGGATGACCGCCGAGCAGCAGGAGTTCTACCGGGAGAGCCTCCGCGTTCTGGAGATCCTGCAGCGGATCAAGGCTGCTACCGAGGGCATTCCGCAGGACATCCGCGACCAGGCGGACGCCGCCGCCAAAGCCTACATCGAGCGGCGCAAGATCACGACCGAACTGCAGCGCGAGATCGAGCTGTCGGACGCGATCCTGCGCTATGGCGAGCGGTCCGCCGAGGTCGAGGCGCTGCGCATTGAGCAGGCGCAGGCGGTGCTCGAGGCCCGGCTGAAGGAGAAGGGCTTCCTGCCGCAGATCATCGAGCAGGTGCTCGAGCTGAACCGCGCCGAGATGGAGCGGGCCAAGGCGATCCGGGATGCGGAAGCGGTCCGTGCCGCCGGCGTCCAGATCAGCCAGCTCCGGTCCGAGGCGACGATCGGCCAGGCGATCCTCACCTACGGTCGCGACAGCCTCGAGGTGAAGAAGCTTCAGATCGCGGCGCAGCGGGCCCTGTTCGAGGAGATGCTGGCGACGCAGGACGTCTCGGAAGAGATAAAGGCGACGTGGCGGGCTGCCTGGGAGGCGGCGAACGGTCTCTCGGCAGCCGATCCGTTCGGCGCGCTTGCCGCCTCGGGCGACTACCTCCGGCAGGCGGACCTGCGCCTCGGGAAGCTGCGCCTCGAGCAGCAGCTGCTCGGCCAGTCCGAGGCGGTGCGGACCCGCATCCTGGCACTCTACGAGGCGGAGCTGCTGATCCGCCAGCAGGGGCTCGATGCCGGCAGCGACCGGGCTCGGGAGGTCCGCGACGCGGTGCTCGAGGAGGCGGAGCTGACCCGTGAGATCGCGCGCCAGGCGCAGGCCTGGGAGACGGTCCGCAGCGCCGGCACGCAGGCGATCGACGACCTCTTCGACCGGCTGATCAACCGCGACCTCGCGGGCGCGCTGGAGTCCATCGCGGAAGAGGTCGCCACCACCTTCAGCAACCTCGGCATGCTGAACCCGCTGAAGAACGCGGTGTTCGGCACCGACCTGCCCACCATGGACGATCTCGGCGGCTGGCAGGGGATCTGGGGCCGGCTCACCGGCGGCGATATGGCGGACCCGGACTTCAGCCAGATGAAGGCCTATTCCACCGCCTCGATGGCAGTGACCGCCGGCAATGTCACGGTCACCGGTGCGCTGGCGGCGGAGCCCTTTACCGCCTCCGGCACCGCCCTGGGCGGCGGGCTCTCGGGATCGCCGGCGGTGCAGGACCAGATCTGGCGGTTCTTCTCGGAGAAGGGGCTGGCGCCGCACCAGATCGCCGCGATCCTCGGCAATGTCTCGGCCGAGAGCGCCTTCAACCCGATGGCCGTGGGCGACGGTGGCACCTCCTTCGGGCTCTTCCAGCATCACGCCGGGCGCGGGCAGGGGCTGCTCGGCGCGCTCGGCGGCATGGGCGGGCTCGGCAATGTCGAGGCGCAGCTGGAGTATGTCTGGGGTGAACTGCTGACGACGCACAGCGGGGCCTTCGACAACCTCCTCAAGACCACCAATGTGACGGACGCGACCTCGGTCTGGATGCGCCAGTTCGAGGTGCCGTCCAATACGGCCATGATGGAGAGCTGGGGCACTCGGCTCGGCGGCGCGGAAGAGGCGCTGGCGAAGTTCGGCACCACCGCCACGACGGCGCAGCAGACGCTGGGCACGCTCGGCCAGGGCTTCGACGTGCTGGGCGGGCTGCTGTCGAGCCTCACCGGCGCCGGCGGCAGCGGGGCCGGCAGCTGGGTCGGGGGCCTGGTCGACGCGATCCTCGGCCCGGCCGCGGCGGCCGCCCCCGCCAATGCCGACGGCGGCTACCAGTACTTTCCCGGCGGCAGCCGCGCGGACAGCGGTCTCATCCGGATCAGCTCCGGCGAGTTCGTGGTGAACGGCGCCGCGACCTCGCGCAACCGCGGCCTGCTGGAGTGGATCAACTCCGGTGGCGATGCCATGGCGAGCCTGCCGGCGCGCGCCAACGGTGGCGGCTTTGCCGGCGTGCCCGTCAGCGCCGGGCCCCGCGAGATCCAGGTGGTCACGCCGCCCGGCCTGCCCATGGCGCTCTCGGTCGAGGACGAGGCGCTGCCCGGTGGCGGCCGGCGCGAGAAATACGTGCTCTCCGAGATGGTGGGCAACGCGCTCACCATGCCCGGCGGCAAGGCGCGCAAGGCGATGCAGGGCCAGTATGGCCAGCGGCTGGTGGGGCCCCGCCGATGA